TACCAGACGGCAATGTAGGGAGCCTTTCATTGATCTGCCTCAATCTACCCATCCCGCCAAGCATGAACGAAATATGGAAGTATGGGAATAAGCGTGTCTACAAATCGCCTCGGTATGAACGATGGATCGAAGCGGCAGGTTATATTCTCAATACCCAGAAAGCAGGCCAAGAACCTATCAAAGGACATTTTCAGAGCTATGTGATTCTGTCGGAAAAACAAAGAGATAAGAGGTCGGACTTAGACAATCGCACGAAGGCCCTGTATGATCTGCTTGAACGGCATGGAATAATCGAAAATGATAAGCTCCAGGATGAAATGTGGATTCAATGGGGGCCAGAGGAAGAAGCTCCGATGGGATGTCGTGTATATATTTGGAAAACAGGAGGACTAAATGTCCATGAGCGATTGCATATCTGCTGAAGAACAAAAAACGCGCGATGCAGCGATTAAATCGGATTTAGAAGCCGATAGACTTATGTCGGAACATCATGAAAATCGCCGAACAAAAATCCGGGAGAGACCAAGGCCGACAACACCTGATACGAAAAAAGCTTTGAATTTGCGTTATTTTCATCGGGTTATGTTGAATAGAGAATACACAGAAGCGCTCAGAGAAGATATAGCCACGGCACGATTGGTGCAATCTAGGCCGGAAACGAAGATCAAGGGATCTGTCATTGTTAAGTCAGTGGCGCGGAAACATGGGCTTCGGGTAGCAGATTTGAAGTCCCATTGCCGTTCAAAACATATCATGCCGGCCAGATTCGAAGCATGTTACGAGATGCGCCGTTTAACGCTTCTCAGTATGCCACAAATAGGCAAAATCCTGGGCGGCCGGGATCATACGACAATCTTGCATGGAATCCGGCAGCACGCGATCAGGAATGGATTACCGCGCCTTGATGGAGCGGGTTGATTTAGCGGCCGAACTGCCAGAATGGGAGAACAAAAATGGATTTAGTTGAGAAGGTGGCGCGCGTTCTTGCGAATATCGAAGAACAGATTTACCCGGAAAATGACCATTGGGTTTTTTTTACAGAAGATGCTGAGGCCGCCATTGCTATCGTGATAGAGGAAGCGGCGAAACAGGCCGGCATAACAATCGCTACTAATAATAATCAAAAAACATTGATGCGAAATGTGCAGACAGCTATCCGCGCTTTGAAGGAATAGATAATCCACCGGAATGAGCGGTTGATTTCACGGCGCTAATGTGGCAAAAGGAAGGGGCCGGTCGCGGTGTGACGGCCAGCCCCTTAAAACAAATCGGCGATGGAGGCCGACTTGAAATCTGATATAAAACAGAAATCCCCGAAACGCAAGTCAATTAGCAAAAAACGTCGCTTTGAAATTTTCAAGCGCGATGGATTCGTATGCGGTTATTGCGGTGCACATCCGCCAGCAGTTGTTTTGCATCTTGATCATATCATTCCTATCAAGGATGGCGGAGATAATAGTGATTACAATCTTATAACGGCATGTGAAGGATGTAATCTAGGAAAGGCCGCTAATGCATTAAATGTAATACCTCAATCATTAAATGACCGAAAAAAAGAAATAGAAGAACGTGAAAGACAATTAGCCGGTTACCGCGAGACGATACAGTCGCAAAAAGAACGCATTGAATCTGATATCAATGCCATTGATTCAGTGTTTCAGGAATATAGACCAGGCTATTGTTTTTCAGAAAGTGCACGCCGGTCTGTTCGGCAATTTCTAAAAATGCTGGAACCAGATGAAATCATTAATGCGCTTGATATCGCATATAATCGGTTAGAGGATCCAGAAGCCTTCCGATATTTCTGCGGAATATGTTGGCGAAAAATTCGGGAGATCGAAGAATGAGCAAAAAAGGTGTGTTTGCTGTTGATCGTGAATTTTTTGATCATCCGGTTTTTGCACCAGAACCATATACAGAGCGGGAAGCCTGGTTGTGGCTTATTAAGGAAGCCGCATGGAAGCCCTTAACCATCCGTGTTAGGAATGGCACAATGGATTTGAAAAGAGGGCAACTTGCTCATGCTACTCGCTATTTGGCGGTTCGATGGAAATGGTCTGAAGCCAAAGTGAGACGCTTTCTCAACAGGTTAAAAACCGCGTCGATGATAGCGACACAACCCGACGCTCGCGCGACGCTCATAACTATCTGTAATTACGACACTTATCAGCGTATTGGTTTACCATGTGACGCGCAGACGACGCGCACGCGACGCAAAGAAGAAACATTAAAAAACATTGAAACAAAAGCGCGCGGGCGCGCGCGTATTTTTGTGGAAAAAGGAACAAAAGAATGGACCGCCTGGCAGGCGGTCAAACCACAACCTCCGATGCGGGCTGATGACGGTCGTCAAGGATGGTGGTATCCTTCATTGCTTCCAGAGCTAGACAAGGTTGAGGGCGAAGCATGACCGGAATTTATGAATATGTTTCTCACAGTCGAGTCAAAACCTATTTGGCCAAAGGTTGGACGCTTGTTAGTGATTTGAAGGGAACGCATCATGGCCATTGGTCCGTTTTGATGAAGGCTCCAGATGCAAATCAATGACGCAAAACTGATCCATGGCGATTGCATGGATGCCATGAAGGAACTGGACGATTGCAGCGTGCATTCATGTGTGACCGATCCGCCCTATGGTTTATCGTTCATGGGGAAAAAATGGGATTACGATATACCACCCGCCAGCCTATGGTTGGAAGTTCTGCGCGTTTTAAAGCCCGGCGGGCATCTTCTAGCTTTCTCAGGCACACGCACACAGCACCGCATGGTCTGTGCAATTGAGGACGCCGGCTTTGAAATCCGCGATATGATTTCCTGGATTTATGGGTCTGGGTTTCCGAAATCACACAATCTTGACGGTGAATGGCAAGGTTGGGGAACCGCCCTAAAGCCCGCTCTGGAGCCTGTCACAGTCGCTCGTAAGCCGTTCAAGGGAACGGTAGCAGCAAATGTTATAGAGTTTGGCACAGGGGCGTTGAATATTGATGGGTGTCGAATTCATATAATGTCAGATGATCAAAATATGCGCAAACCAAGCGCGCCATATCAAAATGGCATTCCAATGCCCACTGGTACAAGTAAGGGTAGGCCCGTTGAAAATCTTGATAAACAAGGTCGCTGGCCAGCCAATCTAATCCATGATGGCAGCGATGAGGTTGTGTTGGCGTTTCCGCAGACGCACGGGGCAGGGACATATCGACGAGGGGAAACGTCTTGGGGTGGCTTCACCAGTGAGAATGAACAACGTCCAGCGATTGATGATGGAGGGTCATGCTCCCGGTTTTTCTACACTGCCAAGGCAAGCAAGGGTGACCGGGATAGTGGCGTTGCTGGCGTTGCTGACGTTGCTGGCGTAGGGGCATTACGTGACAATGGACGAGAATCAAAACCGCGCAAAAACATGCATCCAACGGTCAAGCCGACCGACCTTATGCGCTATCTATGCCGATTGGTGACACCACCACGAGGGGTTGTTCTAGATCCATTCATGGGCTCTGGATCCACGGGAATGGCGGCGGAACTTGAAGGGTTCAAATTCATCGGCATCGAGCGAGAGCAAGAATATTTCGACATTGCAGCGCAACGGGTTCGCAAAGCAGGGGAACAGCCGGACATGTTTCTGCATTTTGAGGAAAGGGCATTTAGCTGATGGGTGTGGGGCGCAAACGGAAAACAGGGCCACGGCAACCAAATGGCCGGCCGGCTGAAAAATCAAAAGCTTTGCAGGCAAAAGAGAACATGGCGGTTGCTATAAACGGTCGCCAAAATGTGTTTGGGCTTTCTGAGGAAAAGGCAAAACAGCCACGGGCGGAAACTGAATTAGGCCGTTTAGCACTGGATGGCCTTCTATGCCCCAGAAACGAGGCCAGAAACGCCGCTTTGTATTTGGCGGGGGAATTCTGGCGGCAAACGAGAATGAATGCTGAGAGGGCCTTAGAATGCCGTAGAATGGCATCAGGCGGGGATATGGAACGAATCCGGGGATATGATGCCAGTGATGGAACGGATCTAGGATTTATCGAAAAATGCGAGCGGGCAATAAAGATCGATAACGAATTACGGCAATTTGTGGCTTATGGCAATGCGTTGGAAAAAACGACGATTCCGGCAGCGGAAAATTGGGCAACGAGTAAATTTCGTCTTAGGCGCTTGAGGCATGAAACTGGCCGGGTTAAACGATACATGGATAAAAACGGCATAGTCGCTTGACAAGGTAGTGCAAATCGGGCAATCGTAGAAATGCAAGCTCAATCAGAGCGTCGAAATTCCTACATTGTGACTTATTCGCCACCCTTTCCATTCCGAAAGGCGCTAAGCTTATGCGTCAATTCGGAAAGGAGAATGCAATGAAACGATTTCTAGCAGTTTTGGTGGCTATGTTTCCGATGTCGGCTTATGCGGCTGATATTTGGGTCGAAACGCCGGGTGTTGAGGCGGCTACGGAAGCGCCAGCAAGCTGGACGGGTTTTAATATTGGTCTGTTTGCGGGATGGGGCAATGTCAACACGGACCTCACGGTTCCCGGCGATGATTGCAACATTTCACGAAAACGTTGTTTTCCGGGAGCATTTCTCGACGGACTAGGCCATGATGGCTACACTATCGGTGGCTTGTTTGGTTACGATCAGCAGTTCGGTCGCATTGTTGTCGGTGCTCAGGCGGACTATGCATTTACGGATTTTGCCGCGTCCGGTGGAATCAATGGCATGGCCGGGTTCAGTGCCGATATGGACTATCAATGGTCGATAGTCGGCCGGGTTGGTATTCTGCCGCATGATGATTGGTTGTTTTCGATCCTTGGCGGTTGGACATGGGCTGGTTACGATGTCGCGGCATGGGCTGGTGATGACAGCGTGGCGTTCCCCGATGATTTTGACGGCTGGACGCTTGGTGGGTCGGTTGATGGCCGTATCACGGATAACATTTTCGCCCGGCTGGAATATCGTCACACGGATTTCGGATCGTCCCATATGGGCACGGAAATCGTGAACTTCGAGCCGACAAGCGACGTGGCAACGTTGTCGATTGTCTACAAACTTAATCCTTTCGGGAGATAAGATTTAATGAGTGAGGGGACGGTCAGAGAACTTGCGATGACGCACTTCCGACACGCAGGTCTAGATCCCGTGTCAATCGAAGTGCGGACTTTTCCCGGGGAAACGATCGTAATTGTCGAGGTCGATACAGACTATGACCGCGCCATATCTTTGGCGAGCGAACTCGATGAGAAAATCGAGAATGGTTTCGTAACCGTTCGCCAAAGCGAGAAGCGTCCTCAAAGGAAACGATCGAAGCGTGTAAAGGGTGTACACGATGACAGGATGACTGAACTTATATAAGGAGTTTGGTGCAACCCGATATTTAGCCAATATTGGGAAACTAGCGCAGTGATGAACGATGGATTGGCATCCTGGAAAGCTGTGTCGTTTTGCACCATTCATTTCCATGGGGACGCGCTTCCGACAGCCCATGGTCATAGATTCTCGGAGCGTGATGGCAGAGTAGGGAGACGGTTCCTTGGATGCTATAGGGGACGCGAAACCGGTCAGTAGGTTGGGAACCTCGACGGAGGATGCTGATCGAATACCGGCCCCATGCAAAGTTCAGCGCGGCGGCGTGGAAAGCAGACACGCTGAAGGGACAAAGCAGCCAACCGGGAAGGCGGTTGACCCAAGGGTGCACACTTAGCCCGTCCTTCTTATGGTGTGTGAAGTGATCCGTAAGGTGAGCCAGATACCTGATGAATGCTGCGAGTGTCTTACGCGAGAGCGGAGATTATAGCCGGAGTAGCGCCCGGCCCGCGCTGATTTCGACGACAATCACGGAGAGGGAAGACGATGAAACCTAAAAGCGAGCACGAGAAAGACCGCTCTGGTCATTTTTCAGATCACTGGGTTGTTACCAAGAGTGCAACGCAGCCTTCGGCAGAGCAGATCAAAGCCGGTCAGGATCACACCGGCGCGCCGGCTGTCGACAGTGGCTCAACCCGGTATAGCGTTGGAACCGGTACTGAGATCGAAGTTACACCCGAGATGATCGAAGCGGGACTTCCCCATTTATATCGCTATCACCCGGAGCGAGGCGTTGATGAGGAAGAAACTATTATTCGGATTTTTCGGGCGATGCTTTGCGTCGAGCGTTAAGCACGCCTTCGAAGCCGCCTAATCGGGGAGCCGATTATGCCTTTCAAGAAAGTCGGCAAAAATAAATATAAAAGCCCATCAGGCCGCACATATACGGGAAAGCAGGTGCGAATGTATCATGCCAATGATGGCTTTCCAGACAGCGTTAAAAAAGTGGCGAAGGCCATGAGTAAGAAAAAGAAACAGAAGGCAGCGCATGGCTACTGAGGCCAGTCTGGTGGTCGATAGCCTTTCAAATAAGCTTCCATAAGCCGGCGTTGCGGTTCACGGATAGAACGCTCCCCGGTTTCCATTTTGCGCATCTGTTGCGCGGCGTGCTGCCCTTCATAGCCTAGCATAGCGGCCATTTTGGAAAGGGAAAGGCCCAGCTTGAGCCGGGCCTGTTTGAGTTCGGAGGGGGTCATTAGCCTGACCTGCCCATTGTGTATGAAGCTGCTGTTTTGCTGTGTAGTGCTTTGATGATTTGCGCGTTATATGCGAAACATTTGGCTTCATCATCTTGGGGCCAGCGTTGGCGAGCATTATTCCAGAAATCACATTTCCGAGCACCATCAGCACGGTCCCAGACCTTGCGAGCCGTCTCAATCCATTCATCGCTCAACTCGCGATTGGCAAAAATGAAATCGGCACCTAAGGAAATTTCTTCGCCGTCGTGCATATGGTAGTTGAAGCCTTTGTAATCGGTCATGCCGTCGAAATATCCACCAGAGAGAGGGAGGACCAAATCCTGCACATCCCATTGCGTGGGGCCATCGGTCCAATTTATGTTAATGGATGCACCGCCAGAATATTTTTTGGTGCGGACTGAGAACTTGACACCGGGGAAGGCTTCTTTAAGAACCTTGCGGATGATTTTGGCATGATCGGCTGCGTCGATATATCTGGTCATCTGTTTCTCCTTTGCTATGATGTTAATATAGGCCATGCGGCCTAAGATGTCGAGTGGAATGTGTGAAAAAGAGCAAAAAAATAACACAAGGATATCAACGGATTAGGATTAGTTAAATGCCAAACCATGGAAAGGGCGGCAGAAAGCAGACAGAGAAGCCGTTCCGGGACATGCTTGCGCTTGCCATTCAAGGCGCTGAGGGCAACATGGCTGACTTGCGCAGGATAGCGCAGCAATTGGTTGAAAAGGCCAAGGATGGCGATATCCAGGCGATTAAGGAAGTGGCCGATCGATTAGATGGCAAAGTGCCGCAAGGGAATGAGCACACCGGCAAGGATGGCGGGGCAGTGAAGCATGAGTTCAAAATCAAATTCGTTGACTGATGCTGCAATCAGATGAGATTGAACAGCCTAAAGCCCTAAAGCCTTTATGGAAGCCAGCCCGCTACAAGGGAGCATATGGTGGGCGTGGTGGTGCTAAGTCACATTTCTTCGCAGAGATGCTGGTGCTCAGATGTTGGAAAAAGCCGACACGAGCGGTTTGCATTCGTGAAGTGCAGCTAAGCCTGAAGGAATCGGTCAGGCAGCTTCTTATCGACAAGATCCAGAAATTCGATCTAGGGGATTTCTACACCGTTCTTGATGCCGAGATACGCGGGGAGAATGGTTCTCTTATCATTTTCAAGGGAATGCAGTCTTACAACGCTGAGACGATCAAATCCTTGGAAGGCTATGACATAGCATGGGTTGAGGAAGCCCAGACACTTTCGGCGCATTCATTGAAGCTGCTACGGCCGACAATTCGCGAACAAGGCTCTGAAATATGGTTTTCGTGGAATCCGCGCAATGATACGGATCCGGTGGATATGTTCTTTCGGGGGACATCGCCGCCGCCTAACTCGATTATCTGCAATGTCAACTGGAAGCAGAACCCATGGTTTCCCGATGTTCTCAGGGAGGAAATGGAACACGATCGGGCTGTTGATCCTGAGATGGCGGCGCATGTCTGGGATGGACAGTATGAGATTGTCACTGAGGGCGCATATTATGCCCGCCAGTTAGCGAGAGTAGAAGCGGCTGGTAGGATAGGTCACTTTCCTCATGATCCGTCTCTACCGGTTCACACGGCTTGGGATATCGGGGTTGATGACTACACGGCAATCTGGTTTTTGCAGGAAAACGGTCTACAGGTTCGAGCAATCGATTTCTATGAAGCGTCTGGTATCGGAATCCAGCAGATTGTGGAAGATTATCTGCCGGAGCTTCTACCAGATAGGGATCAGGCGGCTTCAACGCTTCACGCTTTAGGGCGGGAGGCATATCGGTACGGTGAGCATTTCTTTCCACATGACGTAAAGGTGCGAGAATGGGGAGCGGGAGCGAAGTCAAGAGTGCAAACAGTTTATGCTCTAGGCTTGAAGAATCTGCGAGTAGGGGTAGCCGCAAAAGAGGGCGAGCGAGAGAATGCTGTCCGACGGCTACTACCGTTTATATATTTCAACATCGGAACAGAGAAGGACAGAGGTATCAATCTTGGGCTGTCTCATTTGAGGAAATATAAGCGCCGCTTCAATGAATCGATGGGCGTTTATATGGGGCCGCTCAAGGATGGTAACGATCACGCAGCCGATGCTTTGGGTGAGTTCGCCATAAACTGTCGTATCTCGGCACCGAAGCCAAAGAAGCCAGAACCGCGCAAGCAAGGCCAGAGCCAGGTTGTTCTGCCTGGGCCGCCAGCACCACGATCAAAGACACGAATTCGGGTATAATTAATGGCATATGACGATCAACCACAGGAGGCACCGCTAGACGCTGCGTTAAGCAGCCGGGATTCCAAGCCGTGGCTTGATCTGATTGCGGATGCCGAAAAGTGCTTTCAATTCTATCAGGATAAATGCGATGGGATTGATAAGCTCTACGGTGATTTGAAGGAACTGGCAGAGGTATCCACGGAACGGGAGTTTCAAATATTCTGGGCCAATCTAGAGGTGCTCAAGCCTTCATTGTATGCCCGGCCGCCGGTTCCTGTGGTGATGCCACGTTTCAAGGACTACAAGGAATTACCACGAAAGGCTGCGGAATTGCTAGAGCGCAGCCTCATAACGTCCTTTGAGATTGAAGACATTGACGCGACAATGCGGCTGATCCGGGATGATGTGGCGATCGGGAGTCGTGGTGTACCATGGATGCGGTTGGATGATGAGAAGGGATTGAAGGTCAAATATGACCATCTGGATCGCAAGGATTTCCTGCATGATCCGGCTCGTAAATGGAAGGAAGTGGATTGGGTTGCACGTCGGGCATGGTTAAACCGTGAACAGGCTGTCAAGCGCTTTGGTGAGGGCATATTGGAGGCGAATTTCACAGAGCAGGGCCTCGCTTATACAGAGGGCGAATCAAGCGAAAGCGATGGCCGGGATGATGACTACAAAGGGGAGAAAAAAACAGCAGTATGGGAAATCTGGCATAAATCACAGAACCGGGTGATTTGGGTTTCCAAGGGTGTCGAGACGATCTTGGATGATAAGGAACCGTTTCTGGAACTAGAGAATTTCTTTCCCTGCCCGAAGCCGGCTTATGGCACGCTACAGCAAGGTACACTGATACCGATACCGGATTTTCTGTATTATCGTGATCAGGTTGAGGAAATCAACGAATTGACGGCTCGTATATCGGCGCTTTCGGAAGCGTTGAGAATGAAATTCTTTTATGCCAGTGGTTCGGAAGATGTAGCAGAGGCCATTGAAACGGCTATGCGACAGACAGATAATACAGCTTTGGGCGTTCCGGTCTCGAATTTTGCAGCTATGGGCGGCGCGAATTTAAAAGATAGCATGGTGTGGATGCCGGTTGTCGAGGTCGCCCAGACTATCGAGAATCTGATTTCTCTCAGACGACAGCTTATCGATGATATTTATCAGATCACCGGTCTTTCCGACATCATGCGCGGTGAGACCGATGCTCGTGAGACATTGGGGGCGCAGCAACTCAAAAGCCAATATGGATCAATTCGGATTCGGGATCGACAAAACGAACTTGTCAGGATCGCTCGTGACATGACCCGCATGGCGGCGGAAATCATGGCGGAGAACTTTGATCCCAAGACGCTTCTGGACATGTCGCAAATCGATGATCTGCCTCAACAGGAACAGATCGACCAGCAGATTGCACAAATTCAGCAACAGGTTGAACAGGCCGTCAACGATCCGCGTATCGTCCAGATGGCGCAACAGAACCCGCAGCAAGCCCAACAGATCCAGCAACAGGTACAAGGGCAGATCCAACAATTAGAGCAGACCGTTACGCTGGAGAAGGTCATGGCCTTGCTGCGGGAACAGCGTATGCGACCGTTTGTGTTAGAAATCGAGACGGATTCGACCATCCAGCCGGATGAAGACGCCGAAAAACAACGCACAAACGAGTTCATGACGGCTGTGGGAGGCTTTGTAGCGCAGGCTGGGCCGATTGTGCAGGCAGAGCCGGCAACAGGCCCATTCATAGCGGAAATGCTTAAATTCGTGGCTGCGAAGTACCGTGCTGGACGGGAGTTAGAAGGCACGATTGAGGAATTCGCGGATTCCATCAAGGCAAAGGCCGGTCAGGCTACCCAAGCTGGACCGAGTCCTGAACAAATGGAAGCGCAACAGAAAGCGCAAGAAGCCCAGATCAAACAGCAGACGGATGCCGCTAAAACACAGATTGAATCTAAGATGTTGGAGATCAAAAAGGCAGAATTTGAACTGCAACAACAGCAGGCGGAATTCGAGCTTCTACAGGGCGAGCCGGACACGTCTCAGGCTGATTTGTTCAAGGAACAGAACGAGGCATCATTCAAACAGCAGCAATTACAACATGCCGAGGCTTTGGCTGAACAGAAGCGGCTTTTGGATGTACAGTTAGCAGAGATCAACGCTCGCAAGGATATTGCCTTGGCCCAAATGCAGCAAGCATCTGCTGTAAATGGCGAGGATACTACGCCAGAACCAGCAGAAAACAGCGAAAACGAATTGGCGGCCATCCTGGCGGAATTGTCAGCCTTGACGGCACAGATTGGTATGAACATGCAGGCTCCGAAACGGGTTATTAGAGATGAAAATGACCAGGTTGTCGGGGTGGAACCGGTTCTTAACTAATGGCTGCGACAGTAGCTTGGAATGGCTTTGGCAACGTCGCCACAGCCGATAGCACCACTGGTTGGACGGCTTTAAAGATATCTGGCACGGGTGGCGGGCCTACTGCGGCCGCTGCCGATGGTCAGATTGAAGGCACCGGTGCCGTAACATGTGTTGTCAGCAGGCAGCGTGTGGCGCTTTATTTTGATATTGGTTCAGGTAACGAACTGGATTTCTCAGGCGGCGGCACTGAGGAAGGGGAAATGGTCTATATTTGGGCCAATTTCCTCGCCGCTGCCCTTTTGAACAATCAATCAGCCGGTGGATTTGGTGTTTTCCTTGAAAGTTCTACACCTTCAGCCTCGCAATATCATCTTTGGTATTTTTATGGTGCCGATAATTATGCTGGCGGCTGGAAACGGCTCGTTCTGGACCCGACAGAAACGGTGTCCGCCAGTTCTGGAACGGCTATCAGCCTATCCTCAGTGCGGTATTTTGGAGTGTTTGCTGATGTGGGAGCGACAACCGCGCGATTTGATAATCTGATCTGTGATGCGATCGATGTCGGAACGGGTCTAACAGTAACAGGAACATCGACGACAGATGCATTGATTGCGGATTTAATCAGCAATGAAGCGACGAACCGATACGGCATTGTCACGGCGTTGAATGATTCAGAGACGGCTGTCGAGTTAGCTGGATCACTTGTCTTAGGGGATGTGACTGCCGCGACAAACTCAACGCTGACAGACATTGATGCCAAGATATTTTTGGCTGAGCCGAAATATTATGATGGGACAAGCGTTACAACGTCAGTGCCGACGGATTATTTCTCAATAACGTGTGTTGGTGGTACGGGAACGAACGCCATCACGATCGGAAAAATTGTCGGCTCTGATGCTGGCCGGAATGGTTGGACAATAGTTGGCAACGATTCCTATGATTTGGCGATTGATCTGGATAATGGATCAGTCAATACATCTAAATGGTATGGGTGTAGCTTTGAGAAGGTGACGGGTACGTTTTCATGGGGAACGCAGACGACTAATCACGAAATGTTCTCCTGTAATTTCTCAGGGTGTAACACATTTGATCCGGTCGGCGGTCCGAAGATCAGGAATTGTAATTTCACGACCGTTTATGATGATGGAACGGCCGACGCTTCAACACGAGCGGCATTGCTGTGGAATTCGTCGATCGACATTCAAAAATGCAATTTTCTGGCCAATTCGCATTCATCAAGCGACGTGGCACATGGTATCGAGCACACATCAATCCCAGGCGTAGCGACGGGTACGGCGACAAGTGCCGATGTAGGCACGCAGCTAACCGATACGGCGGCGTCATTCCTGACGACGGCGGCAGTCAATGATGTGGTGTTCAATGAGACCGACGGTTCAACGGGTATTGTCTCTAGCGTTGATTCTAATACGCAGCTAACGCATTCCGCTTTAACGGGTGGAACAGAGGATGACTGGGATGTCTCTGATGCTTATTCGGTAACAACGCCAGTCACTTACACGGATTTGGTATTCTCCGGCAATGAGAAGGATGTAGAAAATTCCGCATCTGGCGGTGATGGGTTGGCCATTTCCAAGTCCGGAACGTCGAATCCATCAACATCAACAGGCCGCATTTTTTATCAGGGATCAGTATCGGTTCAATGGGAGGTTCTGGACGAAAGCGGGACGGCTATTCAAAGCGCATTGGTTTCTGCTTATCTGAGTGCTGACGATTCAGAAATCGTTAATACGACAACGAATGCATCGGGGATTGTCTCGACATCATTTGCCGGCGCAACACCTGCCGATATTTATTACCGGATCAGAAAATCCAGCACTGGCGCGACCAAATACTTCAATGATTCTGCGATTGGAACGATCGAATCAGGAACGGGATTCAGCGTCACGCGCACATTGCGCGAAGACGATATTGCAGACCCGTCCATCTAGGAGAAATCGATGGCTAAGCGAGGTCGTCCTAAAAAGGCGAGACCGGATGATTTGCAGGCCCTACAGCCGGGCGATTGTGTCTTTGTGTCCTATGAAGATGCGGATGAAATGGAAAGCAAGCTGAAGGGCTTCAGGCGTCACAATACCGCGCATGGCGTCCGTTTTCGAAAGGTCGATAAATGAGCACGACAATCCTTGGCGGTGATTTCACTGTCTATTATCTCGATGAAAACCGCCAGAAGCGCATTGAATGGTCAGGCGCGGCTACGGGCACGCGTACTGCCAATGAACTTTATTCAGCCCTTGGAACATTGTTTGATACGGCAGCACAGGGCGATGATGCGTCGCCGATGTCGGCGGAAACGCCGGTCGAATATACCATTGGTATCATCGATCAGAACGATGCAGATCCATGGTATCTAGCTTTTGACGCCGCGCAGCATATCACTGGTGGTGCTATTCGCACGGCAGGTTGGACACATACTGACGGTTCGGCGACAGGTGTCATCATTGTCCCGGTCACATCGAATAATATCACCACATCTGAATATGGTCTTGATATTTCCGGTGCTACGACGGGTAATGGCACGCTTCTGGAAATTCTCAATCAAGGCGAGACGACGGAATATCTGGTTATCCGTCCTGACACCAATGCAGCCGGTGACAATTTCACGACTGATACACAAACGATCACCTGTAATGCGCTGACAGCTTCGCAGTCCGGTGCAACATCCAATACCGGTGAAATGATTTGGGCGAACCTTTACAATGTTACGCCGATTGATGCCGATACGCACGTTTATATGTATCAGGGACTAGTTTCCGATGCTACGCGAGCACGCATTGAAGATGTCAATGATGTCACTCAAGATTGGTGGACTGAAGGTGCTTTTGACCGCCTGATCCGGATCAAGGATTATACATCGGCGACCCTAGCTACGATCGATGATGGATTTGTCACGGTTTTTGCTCGTAAGGGAAATACGCTTTACGATTCTTTCGAACTGCAAACGTCCACGACTTCCGGTGGCCGCAATCCGGTCCCGTTGAGCGCATCTGCGGATGCGAACAATACGACGGGCTATCAATCGATCACGACGACGGCTGTTGCTACCGATGATTTCACAGTCGGTGACGAAATCGAAGGTGCCACATCCGGTGCACGGGCGATTATCACGCAAATTGACGGTTCCTCACCAACCTACACATTCCATTATTATCTGATCGGCGATCCGCAAACTACGTTCAATACGGCAGCTGAGACGGTAGCTAACAATGACGCGACCGGCTCCGCGACTAAAGACGGTATTGCGCCGGCTGCACAAGGCCCAGCCTTGGCGACATGGTTCACCAGTAATACAGCGCCAACGGCTACACACGGCAATACGACTTTTGACATTGATGATGATGGAACGGCGGAGGGTTGGGGCATTACGATTGATTGTAATGCCAATCCGCTGTCTGAGGTTTATGAATGGACTAAATATGTCACTCGAAACGGGGAGACTGGCACAACCCATACAGACGGGATTGAGGGTGAACAATATGTCGGTCCGACGGTCTATCTGACTTATACGGGATCAGTTACAGGCACGATTGGCGAAGGCAATGACGTCACGCAGGAAACATCCGGCGCGACCGGTATTGTGGTTTCACATGACACGACGTTGAAACAGATCCTTCTGAGGGATACCCGAGGGACATTCGCCACCCATGCAACGACGGAAACCCTGACAGACAACGATTCCGGTGGCACGGTTGAGATTGATGGTACTGCTGAAGCGTTCAATGCGGTCAAGTCAGCGCCATTCGGGAGCCTTGCCGGTGGCCGCTTCTTTGGTGCTCGCGGCGTGCTTCTTACGGATTATCTGGCGGCAGATGAAAATAACTTCCAGCTCATTGATTCTTCAGGAACAACCCGTCAACGGCAAATTGCAATTGCTCTATCGATTTCGAATTTGTCCGGGACAGATGAAACAGCGACGGATGATGATTATGCCGTCATGCATCGCTTGACGGGGGCCGGCGGCGCAATTGATAAGACGGAATATTCGGCGGCTGGCGGTGAGGCTATTGGCGCGGCAACATTGACTGTCGATACGGCCATAACAGCGGACACGCCAGGAAAGTCGGTTGGGGGCGTTCTTATGATCCGCGATGCCGATAACAATAACAAGGATTACCGCTTGCGCTTTAGCTCCTGGACGGCATCGACGTTCACATTGGCAAATGTTGTAGTAGCGGCGGCTGACGCCGGCACGGATACCGATACGGTTGTAGAGGCGGGCGCTTTCACAAATGCCAAGCGCGGCGATTTATGGCTTAATACGACACGATCTAACGCAGTTTCGTATGTGACAGATGTTCCGGACGCCAATACGATCAACATTTCCCCGGCCATTTCGGGGCAGACCACGGGCGACGCTGGAGAATTGAACGCCTGTCCTATTGCTGTTAATACGGCAGATGATGTTTATGTGCCGCTAATCGATGAATATGCAACATCGAGTACGGCAAGCGCATCGATTGTTTATGTGTCACCAATCAATTTCCGAGTGAAAGTCTCCAATACAAGGAATGCAACCAAAATCAAGCGATTTGTCACCGATGACGCGACATCAGGAACAGATCGCAACGTTGCGACGATCCGTAACGAGGATACAATTCACACCTAATGTATACGATTAATGGTCTTCGACATGGCATTGTGCGCTGCAAGCATAACATCAAATCGCTTGAGCAAGCTATTGAAAAAGAACATAACACTATTGCGGACTATAAAATTATGATTGATGATATAGAGCGGGCAGAAAAGGAGAAAGCGGAAGCTGAGGCCAATGTAACCGTTGAAATAGATGGCTGTTAATTATGGCGCATCCGATCCATGTTAATTTTGAGCTGTCACCGCGCATTATCACAGTAGAAGCGCCGGAAGTCGAAATTACGATTCAGGACTTGCATGATAATCTGGTGGATATCGAGGATTCAATAGAAGGCCATCGTCATCCACGGCTTATTTTGACAGCCGGTAAAGAGGATCTTGGTGGCGGTACATCCGTTGGTCTAACGGCTACATTGCAAAATGCTCAATTGGCTTTTGAGAGGCGTGTTGTCAAACTGGAAAATGGCACAATCACGACGCCTGACACGAATGGCGTTACGCTAATTGATTCTGCCGCGACGTTTCAGACAAATGGCGTTCAAAGAGGTGATATTGTCCGCAACCATACCGATTCAGGATCAGTAGCTTCGGTACTTTCGGTAGATTCGGAAACACAATTGACGACTGATGGTTTGTCCGGCGGAACAGATGATCAATTCAATTCATCGGACATGTATGATGTTTTGGATTTGGTGCAGTGCAATATAACGGGTGGTAACTTGGTCGCTGTGGATGATGTCCAGGCGGTGATTGACCCCGTGTTCCCGACTTTTGGAACACAGATTGTTAGAACATCATCGTCGAGCGCAACTGCTATTGGTCTGACATCGCTGCAATTTAGTCAGTATCAGGACACCGTTGCCATCGATGTGGGCAACACGACGGGTAATGCTGTTTCGGGGACGGAATTTCCGGTAGGCACACGCAGTCAGCCAGTTGATAACATTGCTGATATGGTGGCCATTTTGACGGATGTCGGTCTACAAAAAGTTTTCGTCTATGGTGATTTGACTATCTCAAATGAAGCCGATTGGTCAGACTTTACGTTCATTGGCCAATCGCCGGATCGCACAACAATAACCGTCGGCGCATTGGCGACAACCGCTGGAACGGAATTTGAAGATTGCGAAATTACAGGAACGGTTGGCGATGAACTGACATTTCGACGTTGTCGGGTCGGTACCGCAACATTGGGCAATGGAGAAATAAGCAATACGGGACTTGTGGGACCGATCACATTGGACGGCGCTTCCGGGCAATTAATCATGGTGGATTGCCATTGTGCGTCACTGGCCGGGGCAACGCCAATCATTGATTGTAATGGTGATAATATTGGCTTCACCATGCATAATTATAAAGGTGATGTGAAATTTACCAATAAGACGGGCATGGATATCTATCATGTTGGCGTAAATGGTGGCCACGTCATTCTGGATAGCACTATTGTTGCAGCCGGTAGTATAAAGATAACAGGTGTATTCGAAACGACAGATAATTCAATTGCCACTGTCATTGATAGGGGCGGCGATGTTATTGGGAAATTACAAACAGCGTTGGACATAGTTGAAGGTGACGAATATTATGACGGCAATTCGGCGATACGGCGTCATAAGACAACAAAAGCGATATTATTTCAAAAACTTGTGTCTGGCGGACAAATAACAAATCCGCCGATCACGATAACGCAAAAAGTGCCAGGAGCTATCTTTACAGATTCATTTACGGATACATTTGGCACATTATTGGAGGACCATACGCCGGAGTTAGGCGGACCGTGGACGATGCAAAATGGCATTATAAAAATAGAGAATGATATTGCAGTAACGGATTTAACGGGTCCAGGTCTTCCGTTAAGAGGAAATCTGGCAACATTTGAAACCACCGTTTCAGATGGCAGTATTGAAGCCGATTTCAATACGACATCAGGTTATCATTCAATAATTCTTCGTTATAGTGATGTTTCCAATTATATGGAAATTTGGAGAAGCCAAACGAACTTAAGAATATATTCATTTATAGATGGAATTAGAAATTTGAATAGTGATATAGCTCATGGACAAGATGGCCAAGGGTCATTGCGCGCGGAATTCAATGGATTGCAAATTGATGTTTATTCACAAGATATCCTATTAGCGGGATTTAATAATGCAACACATAATCAAACAGAAACAACTCACGGGTTTTCGCTGAGAGATCCATTTAATGAGTGTGATAATTACACACTAACGAGTGTCTAATGACGTGGATGGCGGCCACGTATCTGGGCGGTGGCGGTGCTGGCCAGCGAATGGCATCATATTATTTTCCGCTGGTTGGAGCCGCAGTTCAACCATCTGGTGAGGATACTCATGATGGTTCGCCCAGGCGTATTGCAGACTATATCGATGAGCAAGCGCGTAAAGATATTGAACGCAATAAAGAGCTTTTTGAGCGTGCACAGCGTCAATGGAGTGACGACCTAGACCGGATCATAGCCAATGCCTTTTCAAAGGTTATGGGCGAGGAAATGCGACCGGTACAGGCGAAAGAACGAAAGAAAATCGTTCGCATAGCATTTAATGAAGTCAAGACAGATGGCCTGGAATACCGGATACGAGAAATTGATAGACTCATTCGGGAATATGAGCGAACGATTTATCTGCCGCCGAAAGCGCAGATCGATGATGAAGATGCCGTTTTGGCGCTGCTAATGAGCATGTGATATGGCAAGACCCGTTTCAATAGTTGATGAAGGCGGACGGCCGATAACGCACATTGCTGATTTGGATGCCAATCAGGGCGTTCCATTAACGCCGGTTGATCCACCATTATATGGAGAACCTGTTACGGTTGTTGATGATGATGGTGGAGCACCAGTCGTTCTTGTTAATGAAGATTTCACCATATGGAGCGGATTCGATACAACCGCTCCGATACTGACATCACCGCTTATTGATATCACAATCAGTGAAACGACCGGTTCGATATCGATTACGACCGATGAAGGCAATGGAACGATCTGGTGGGTTGTCACGCAGAGCGCTACACAACCAAGTGTCGCACAAATCGAAGCGGGTCAAGACCATACGAGTTCGCCGGCTGATGATAATGGTTCTATATTGGTCAGCGCCGTCGACACATACAACGCCGGGCCAAGCGGATTAACGGCCGCGACAACCTATTGGGCACATGCATTCCATAGGGATGCGGCATCAAATGATAGCGCGGTTGTTTCGGGCGATAGTTTCACGACGCTAACGGCTGGTGCACCGACGCTTTCCCTGCCGACGGATGTGCAGACTGGTGGCACCACGGCAACACTTACAGTTACTTCCGATGAAGCAAATGGAGTAGTTTACTGGGTTGTCACTCAAAGCGCCACACAACCGACTGTAGCGCAAATAAAGGCCGGCCAGGACCATACAGGAGCCGCTGGAGACGCATTTGGTAACGCAGCGGCCGAAAGCCCGGCTGGAGTGAATACGTTTCTTGTGACGGGGCTGGCAGAGAAGGTCTCGTATTTTGGCCATTTCGTCCATACGGATCTGGAATTAAACGATAGCAACCGCGTTGCGGGTGATGGCTTTACGACGCCGGATGTGACACCGCCGGCTCTGACATTCCCGATCGATACGCAAACAGGACAGACGACCGCCGATCTTTCTGTTGACACCGATGACGATGACGGGACGCTTTATTGGGTGGTCACGCAGGCGGCAACAAAACCGTCAGTGGCACAGATCAAGTTGGGGCAAGATCATACGGGATCGGCTGCCGATGATAGTGGGAATCAGACTGTTTCGGCGACAGGAACGCAGAATGCCAGCGCTACCGGATTAACAGCTGGTACTGATTATTGGGCTCATTTCATGCACGAGGACGCGGCAACCAATCAATCCACGGTCGCAACGGGAGATGGATTCACAACAGCCATTTTGGCTATGTTCATCGTTCCAGAGGGCCTTATGGTCGATCTACAAGATGGCAACATGCATGTAGTTCCTGGCATCGGTCTTTGGATAAATCGGAGCTAAGCAATGAAATTTGTTTTTAAGAATTTGCGCGCTATCGGCGACAGATCGGGTGATCTGGGACAGGGGATGAAGCGCTGGCGGGTTGAAGCTATGGATGAGAATGGTGCTCTTGTTGAGTATGTTTTGGCATTTGCGATGAAGCAAGCGGATGCAACCACAGAAATGGATCGTCTTTTAGCAAATCATGTGACGGAGAAGCTTAATGGCTGCTAGATATGTCGATCATAACGGCGCTGGCGATAATACCACGGCGACAACTTGGGCAACATCCTATGATGCCTTAGCGACGGGTATGGATGGTGCTGATTTTGATAGTGGCGATGATGTCTATATCATGGGGCAATTGAGCACCACAGGGTCAGTGACTTTGCAAGCCGGACAAACCACAGGCCATCCGATCCGCCTTCTGGGCTGCAAATCAACGACAACAGCGGAACCACCAGTTACGGCTGATTTAATCCCTGGGTGGCGTACCGGGGAAACGCGCACTGAAGCGAATTTGGCTTACAACGATTCTGATATACCGTCATATACGCTAACGGCTGTCGGTGATGATATCGGTTTTAACGGAACGCTATATGCTTACGCTGTAAAATTCGACGCTGAAGACGATATTCAGTATGTCAATTCTTCCGTCGCCGATGAACTTATTTTTGAAGAATGTCATCTTAAATGTGATAAACTTACCCTCGGCAGTACGGGCCAACACGCGATTAAATGGCGATTCATCAACTGTCATATTGAATGGAATTTAGCTTCTCAAGGATTTACAACTACCGATATCGGTGAAGTTGAAATGCGCGGGGGCAAAGTTACTGGAGCTTCCGGCGCTCACCCCACCGGAATGATTTCCGCCGGCGTTGAAAGCATGCATTTTTCAGGTGTTGATTTTTCTGACGCCGCACACACGCTCGTTAACATTAACCTTAACATGGGCAACGGTCCGATTCGTTTCTGGAACTGCCAGCTTCATGCCTCAACGGCCGTGCTTGGCGGTACGCGGAGTTCCAGTCCGTTCCGTATTGAACTCTATGGTTGCGAGAAAGGTCTCACGGGGAAAACGAGCGGTACGGTCACCGAACTGGATATTCATACAAATGCCGGTGACGTTGTAATTGAAACGACTGCCATTAGGACCGGCGGAGCGACGGATGGGACTACACCGTACTCGATAGCCATGACGCCAGTCGTTGATGGCACACGAGACCAATATTATCCGCTTGTCGGTCCGTGGATGCATCTTTACGTCGATAGCACGACGACAACCATTACGGTGCCGATCGCCAATTCTGGAGCGGGTGATTATAACGACGACGATGTTTATCTTGAAATAGAAAGCATGTCTGACATCGGGAATTCAGCTCACAGCAACGACACCACACAGATGAATTTACTCGCTACACCGTCGGCGGTAACCGATGATGCGGTCAGCACTTGGGGGACTGGAGCGAGTAATGGGCAAAGCCTCGTGGGATCAATTGATCCCGATTATGATGGCGTTATTCGATGTCGTGTGTGTTTCACTAAGAATTTTGGTGCATCACCGGAAACACTTTATCATGATTGGGCAATTGCATCGTAGGAAACGGCCGTGGCTTTAACTTATGCTCAAGGGCAGCAATTTTTTCAAGACGAGATTGATCTTGTCGATGTAACGAAAACGCTTGTTTTCGACCCGACGCCTGAGCCCGGATATAGCTTCCATGAATGGTCATATGATGGGCTGACTATCAAGGCCGGGTCTGAGCGGGCACTGGAACAGGGTGCTCATGCACTTCTGACGGCGATGGGGTTCAAGTGGTATGCGCCGTTTTCAAATGGTGCTGTTATACCGGCTATTAGGCCGGTCTCGATACCGACGAATTTGACGGCACCAAAGCAAACTTTCAACATTACGGAAGCCTCATTGCAGGTCTCTCACGGCGTTGGTTCTTTCGTGGCTGTGGCTCCTTGGCAGAATGACAGGACCGATCTTGAAGATAGTTATGACCGGTATGCGATTTTAAATTGTGTGTCCGGCGATCGGCAGAATAATTCGGCCGGGCACATATGGCAGGGTATTATATCTAGAAACCAAGCGTATTTCGACGCAAACCCTCAACTATTGGATGATGTTAATCCAGAGACCTTTGATTTATCCGTGACTGGCCAAGACCGCGCCAATCTTGTGATGATCTGCGCGGCCGATAGCATTGATCAAGGATTCAATGATGAAAACAGAAGAACTTTTGAGCCAACGGATACAACGAACCACACAACAGAGGAAGTGGTATCTCTCACTAAAGATGTCTGTATTCAGATCCGGGCCGGCACAAGTGCGATAGGCACACATGGTGCTTATGCCGGTGTGCCGGGTGTCAAGCTCAACATTCTTGCTTATCGGGATCATGGCGTGCCGCCCATTGATGATTATTCGGAATGGTTGCACGTTACGGTAACTGACGGTTTTCAGTTTTCCGGCATGTCAACGAATGATATCGTTGCAGGTTGGATTCCGAAGGCCGCTAGTGTAACGGTTTATTATTACGTTGATTTGCCGTCATTTGATGATTGTATGCCGATTAACGTAAAATCTGATTGGTATAGTAACCGTGTTGAAAGCGCCGTTGCTCTTGGTGCAACAGGAGTGAATTTCGAATGTGGGATCAATTGGTTAAATACGCTCATACTGTATCGACAGCTTGTTGTACATGCGCGTGACGGAACCGGAACTTATGCGTCAGCTTTAGCGGAAGCCAAGACGGATGTATTCGCCGACGATGCTGCGGTAGAGAATTTATATAATCTTTGGTATAGTGACGGGAAATATTTCAACAAATATGATTTAGCTACGAGTTTTGGTTACGTCGATGATATGGCGGCTGGCTGGTATAAGACCGCCTTTCAACAATACCACTGTGTGGTTAATGGGTGGCGCTTGCATCGTCGACTGAAACTAGATCATCCGACGTATCCATGGTTAGGCGTTCCGGGTCTTACAACAAAAATCCAAGACACAAACGATGGCGGGTATGTTGCGGCAACCGACCCCGTGCCGGCAAGCATAGACACTGTCCAAGGATGGGCCTTTGCGCTGCGGATGGAGCAGATTTTTCATACTTATGGGTTCGAAAGAGCCACAACGAATGCGGTACTAATCAGGGACCATTACCTTGATCAATATTTTCACAAAAACCTCTCCGTCCCAGACGTCTATCCGAACTGGATGTATGAGCCGTTCGCTGTCAAGCCAACGGCGACGGATTTCGCCAATGCTAAACAATTAATTGATCGTGAAGTCGCTAGGCCGACTGCGACTGTGCTGGACAGTGAGGACTTGGTTCTTGTCACTGGCATAACACCCTTGGAAAGCGGCGTCGAACAGACAGGGTTTGAGTTGAACAGGTCCAACCCCGAAGAAGTGCCGAGAATGAGGTTTAAGTTCGTGGCGTTGAGTGGTGGTGGATCTGTTACGAGATCAGATACAGATGGCTCAAATCCGGTTGTAACGAATTATGCAGAAGGAATGCATGAATTTTTCGATAGCGGTATTGTATTGTTAACGCCATCAAATGGCTATCTGTTTTGCTCATGGTTTCCCGCTGGAGAAATGGGTAACGTTGTTGATGATTATTGGGTATACGCGCCTAAAAGTGCGGATGGGCAAGTTCGTATGAGAACGACGGGGGCTGCTTACATGAACTACCCAGACCAAACTGTTATCGGTCCAGATGATGGTGAAGGACCGTTTGATTGGCCAACCGGGCATATTCGTTATCGAGGTTTGGGAATTGGCGTTCATTCTTTGGTGAATGTCAATAAATGGGTATCCTTGAAACAGGATATTGCGCTCATGCCAAGAGCAATGGCTGAAGCGGATTTTCAGAATTACGTACAGATGAAATTGGTGTAATGCGAAAGCGCTGGATTTGGCATCCTATCGAAAAAAAATTAGTGCCGGATGATGAATATGTTCGGCCGCAGCCCGAACGATCAAAGCTGGCTGCGCCGATGGTGATTGCTGATCATATGAAGCCTGTTCAGTCCATGCTGGATGGCCAGATGTATGACAGCAAATCGGCTTTACGATCAACATATAAGGCGGCCGGTGTTGAGGAAATTGGCAATGAGAAATCAAGGCCGCTCGAAAAACCAAAGCCAGATCAAAAGGCGATTGAGGAAACAGTCGGCAAGAGTTTGGCTGCTGTAGGAATTACCGACTAACACATCCTTTCAGAGAGGACATCATGAGTGAAGAACAGGCGGTGGAAACCGTAACTGAAGACACGAGCACGCCCACGCCTCCAGATCCAATAATGGATGTCGATTCCGCGAGGGCATCCGTGGATCGCGCTTTTGAGGCTATGGAGAGCGGAGAAACCAGTGAACCAAGCCAGGAAGATGTTTCAGATGAAATGCCGGCAGGCAAAAATGCAAAAATACAAGTCGATGACGATCTTCTGGTTGTGACAAAAGACGGCGTTGTGCCGGAAACCAAGATTGACGCCAAGGGCCGGGAACACAATCCGGACGGCACTTTCAAGGCCAAAGAGGACAATGACGTCCAAAAAGTGGAGAAACCTCCAGAACCCGAGAAACCCGCCACTAATTTTACCGAACCACCGAATCGGTTCTCAGCCGATGCCAAGAGTGCATGGAAGGATGCACCGGAGCCTGTGAGGGCGGAAATCCATAGAGCGGTCAAGGAGTTAGAATCTGGTATTGAGAAATACCGGGAGGACAACGCTGCATTTGAGCCAATCCGTGAATATGACAAATTAGCCAAAGAGCACGGCACCACCGTTGTGGAGGCTTTGGATCGTTATACCAATCTGGAGCGGATGCTTAATGGGGAAGGCAAATTAACGGCCATCCAGGATATCATGAGTTATGCAGGCGTTTCGCCGCAGGATTTTGCATTGCAGATATTACAACAAAGCGGTGCAGCGGGAGATTTGACACCTGAGCAAATGGAACAGGTGCGCGTTTCCGGACAACAGGATGATATCATTCGCGGATTGCGCAATGAACTTGCTGCCTTGAAACAGGAAATTACCGGCGTTTCGACAACTGTTCAACAGCAAAAAGACGCAGAGATTGAACGACAGGTAATAGAATTCGCGGCTGACAAACCGCGATTTGACGAACTTTCAGAAGACATTAAGTTCTTTATTGAAAGTGGGCGAACACAAGATTTAGCGGAAGCTTATGATCTGGCAGAGCGGCTCAATCCCGCGCCAGCGGCTCCCGCACCCGCAACCGCAGAAGTGGAAGCGGAAGAACCAGAGGCCGAAGCTCAAACCAAGGCTTCTTTATCCGTAACAGGCGCTCCAAGTTCCGGCTCAAACCCGGTTAACCGAAAGCCGCCATCCTCAGCCGGAGAATCCGTGAGCCGCGCTTTTGCGACTCTTGGCATCCGGTAAAACAAGGAGCCTCATATGGCTTTAACATCAGTCGAGAAGCTACAAGAAGCCTTCTCACTGGCGCTTGAGGATCGCTCCAAAGGTTATGCTGATCTGGTATCGAATTCCAATGCCATTCTCTATATTTGGCGGAAAAAGAACCAGTTCAGGGAATTTTCCGGACCGACGATTCGTGAGCGCTTGCTCTACAACGAAAGTGGGACATATACTCGATATTCCGGGTATGACTTCCTGAACCCGCAACCAGCCGAACTGTTCAACGATGCGGAATATGTGCCGAAACTGGCGGCCGTATCGGTGACGCTTTCAAGTGAAGACATTCTGAAGAATTCCGGTTCAAACCAGCTTCGGAATATCATGACAGAGCATATCAGCGCGGCTGAAACCGAACTGGTTGATCGATTTGTTGAGGATCTTCATTCAGACGGAACCGCAGCAAACCAGATCGGCGGCCTACAACTTGCAATCCCGACGGACCCGACAACGGGAACTTATGGCGGGATTGACAGGGCGGCCAATGCTATCTGGAGAACGACGACTTATGACGCGCACTCGGATTTTACCGGCATCACGCAGGTGAACTCGACGACTGTCAAGTCGATCTTCAACCAGATCATGAATGCTCGTTCCCGTGGCAACAAAGGCCCAGATTGCATCATTTGTTCTTCGGAACATTATGAAGCGTATCAGGCCGCTACGGAAGCGATCCAGCGTATCAACGATACCGGTACGTTGGGCAAACTGGGCTTTACAGCCCTTAAATACTATGGCGGTGGCAAGTCCGTTGATGTGGTGTTGGAAGGTGGAATTGGATCGGCAATGCCGTCTGATACGACTTACTTCATCGATTCTTCGGGAATGGGTTTCCGCTACCATCCGGATCGTAACTTCGTCAAATTCGGCGGCAAGCAAATGCCGGTGAATCAGGACGCGATTGTTCAGCACATCGGTTTTTACGGTGAAGTCTGTCTGAGCAATCCGCTCCACATGGTGAAGATGTACGATTCGACTCCGGCCTCGTAAAGGAGACTGATCATGGCATGGAAGATTGAAGAAAATCGCCTTGGCCAGACTCTTATCGGTTCGGTTGATACGGCGGCGGCGGTGCCTGTTGGCACCATCGTTCGTGCGACCGATCCGGATTATGGGTCTGGTGAATTCATCTATCTCGCTGGTGTCGCGTCAACGGCAGTCGGCGATTGGGTGACCTATAACATGGATGATGGTTCAACGACTCGATTGGCAGCAAATGCTATCGGGCCGGTGGCTATTGCCATGGCTGCTACCGTTGCCTCAACGTGGGGATGGTATCAGATCGGCGGAAAGGCTGTTGGTGCAGCTTCGACCGGATTTGTCGATAATGCAAATGTCTACGCGACTGCTACAGCAGGCGAAGTGGATGATGCTGTTGTCGCTGGCGATCGGGTCAAGCGTGCCAAGGGTGCATCGGCTGTTGCTGGTGGAGTTGCTGATTTTGAGATTGATCGTCCATTTATGGATGATGGTCTCGCAGCGTAAACAATCTGGGGCGGCTTCGGCCGCCCCTTTCGCACCCTCTCAGAAAGGAATTATCCATGTATGAGGAAGACACAAGTCATCTGTTTATTGAATTTTGGGAAACCGAACCGATTGAAAACAAGGCAGAAAGCCGAAAGGCCGGACGTCCGATTTTCGAGACCAAAGAAATGGTCAAAATCCGATGGGTAGGAGATAATAAGCGGGTGCATAACGCACCGGCCGATGAAGTGGCCAAGCGTGTCATGGATCAGAACGGTAATTTTGTCGGCTTGTCCTATAAGGAACGCTGGCCAAAGCATTATCAGGCTTTCAAGGATCAGAAAGCCCCACCAATCGATGGAACACCATTGAGTGAACTTTCGGTTCTGACAGCGGTGAAAGTCGCCGAATTGAAAGCCCTGAACATTCACACGATTGAGTCTCTGGCTGGATTGGATACGACTGGCCGCAAGCGTCTTGGAATGGGCGCTATGGAGCTTAAGCAACAAGCTCAGGCGCATCTTGACATCGTGAAGGGTGAAGCTGTCCCCATGCAGCTTATCGCTGAGAATGAAGCCCTGAAAGCCCAGATGGAACAGCTTCAATCCCAAATGGATGCATTAAGTGGGAAAACAGAAACATCATATGGCCCTACGATAACACGTCCATCCGAACCTTCACCGTTTGATGAAATGGAAGACAATGATATCAAGGCATTTCTGAAAGACCGCACTGGTCAAGCGCCTCGCGGTCGTGTTTCGCGTGAAACATTAATCAGAATGGCTGATGATGTTATAGCTACCGAAGAAGCCGCATAGGAGATCAACATGGCAAAATTTGAGAAACTTCAGGCCCCCATTTACGTCTCGGCTTATCGGCCGGCTGTAGATGCGGCTCCGCCTTGGGCACCCAAGAAAATGCCCAAAAAGATGAACGATGATGACTGGCTTGTGCAGGAGGGCAAGAAAATTTCTGTAGTCAGCAATGCCGATATGAATACGAAATATAAATTCGTCAATCTGACACGGAAATTTCCAGGTGAGGCATTGGCGGGATGACCATTCTGAGCGTCTGCCAGCAAGTCACACCGGTTATTGGGCTTGAGGTTCCAACACAGGTTTTCGGCGGCACTGACCGGGAACAAATAGAGCTTCAAGCCTTGGCCAATGAAATGGCACAACGGATCGCGCGTGCTCATGATTGGGAATTGCTGACAACGCTTTCGACATATACCGGTGATGGAGTTGCAGAAACATTTGCACTCCCATCGGATTATGACAGAATGCCAAAAAAGGCGCAGCTTTGGTCATCGTCTCTTGAGACGCCTCTAACACATATAACATCAACAGACAGATGGCTTGATCTGGACGTCAGATCGTTTGATTTTGTCATCAATGCCTGGATCAAGATCGGTGGGGAAATCGGCATTAAGCCAGCCATGGCGACTGGCGTTACGGCAAAGCATTATTATCAATCGAATCTCATTGTTGAGCCTGTATCAGGACCAAATCAAACAGAATTCCTGTTGGATACGGATGCATTCCGGTTGTCAGAGCGCCTTCTTAAATTAGGTATGATCTGGCAGTGGAAAGCCAACAAAGGGCATCCATATGCTGAAGATTTGGCCAATTACGAGGAATTCAAGGAGAAGGAAATCAGCGACGATAAGGGTTCCAGAATCCTCTTTATTGGTCCACGCCGCCGTCCGAAAGGAACAAGAACGGCATATCCGCAGGCAATCGTATGAGAGCGGCATTACGCAGAGTTCCGGTAGCACGTAAGGAACGCCAGAAAAGCAAGGTCAAGACATTTCCGGCTCCACACAGAGGATGGATTGCCAATGAGAACTTGGCTAATGTCGCGGCAGGTGGAGCCTTTAGGTTAGAGAATTTTTTCCCGACACAGACCGGGATAAGAATGCGGAAGGGGACTGCGCTTTTTGCGACGATCGATACGAATCCTGTCAAGAGTTTGTTTTCTTATCGGTCCGGTGCAACGAATAAGATATTTGCCTCTAATGCATCATCGATTTTCAATATTTCGGCTGTTGCCGATCCAGAGGTTCCGCCGACGGCTGATGTGACAGGGCAGACAAGCGGTTATTATTCGACTGTCCAATTTGAGACGGCTGGAGGGGATTTTCTCTATTGCGTTAATGGTGATGATAGTCCGCAACTTTATGACAATTCGACATGGACGGCGATTACCGGTGCGTCGTCTCCAGCCATTACTGGTGTCACGACATCACTTCTGATTCAAGTTTGGGTATATCGAAGCCGACTTTATTTCGTCGAGAAAAATTCTATGTCAGCATGGTATCTACCGGCTGACAGTGTTGGCGGGGCGGCTTCAGAAGTCTCTATGAGAGGCGTTTTCCAAAAAGGCGGAAGCCTTCTTATGGGCGCTACATGGTCGCTGGATGCCGGTGACGGTGTTGATGATAAATGCGTGTTTGTCTCAGATCAGGGCGAAGTCGCGATTTTTGATGGTTTGGACCCCGGAGATGCCACATGGAGACTCGTTGGACGATATGATATCGCGTCACCTTTAGGGAAAAATGCCACCATGAGGGCAGGTGGCGATCTTCTGATCATGACGGAAGATGGCATTGTACCGATCTCCCAGACAATTCATAAAGACCCAGCGGCCTTATCACTCGCAGCCATCACACGACAAATTGAACCGGAATGGAAAAAAGAAGTCACATCAAGGTCAGCCAATGGACCTTGGGAAATTCTCAAATGGCCATCTGGCAACATGGCGATTGTCGGCCTTCCGGGATCGGCAAATGAGGATCCGAGATATTGTTTTGTTGTGAATGTGGAAACAGGCGCATGGGCCAAATGGCCGGGATATGATGTGCAATGTTTATCACTACATGCGGACCATGCCTATTTTGGGACAATGGACGGAACAATCCTGAAGACGGAAACCGGCGGCGATGATAATGGCGCTCCTTATGAGTGTATCTACATTCAGCATTTCGATCATCTGAAAGCTCCAGCGGTCAACAAACACGCGTTGATGGCGCGTGGGACATTTCGTGCAAGTCAACCATTTAATCCCAAAATCAGCGTTTCCACGGATTACACCGTAACACTGCCATCCGCCCCATCATCTTCCACGACAGTAGTTGGTGATGTATGGGGTACTGGTTCCTTATGGGGCACAGCAATATGGGGAAGTGGCGGAGTTCTAACAACATCGACAAAATGGGTATCCATAGGTCGAAACGGATTTGCAATTGCCCCACAACTTCAGATAACGGCGGGCAGTTCGGTTGCGCCGGACGCGGAATTAATCTCCTTTGATCTGCTTTATGAGACTGGCGGAGTCGTTGTGTGAATCTGCTTTATGGCCATGATGGTATCGTTGCAGATTTTGTGGCTAAATCGGTTCCTGGACTAGAAAGAGGATTTGGAGCCTGCAAGACGATTGGCGTTCTTGACAATGGGAATCTGATTGCAGGTTTAGTCTATCATAATTGGAATCCTGAGTCAGGGGTAATTGAGATATCCGGATCAGCGCTTAATCCAAGATGGTTAACGCGCGAAGTTCTCAGGGAAATGTTTGATTATCCATTTAAGCGCTGCGGCTGTCAGATGGTCGTAATGCGCGTCTCGGAGCATAACAAACGGCTCCATAGACAACTCAAGGCGTATGGCTTCAAAAGCTATGAAATCCCCCGGTTAAGAGGCCGGAAGGAAAGCGAAATCATTTTCACGCTGACAGATGATGACTGGCAAGCGGGAAAATTCATGAGGTCTCCCAATGGGAAAACCAAAAGCACCGCCGCCGCCTGATCCGCAGAAAACGGCAGCGGCACAAACGGGCACGAATGTTGCAACATCGATTGCCAACCAACAATTGCAGAATGTCAATCAAGTAACACCATATGGTAATGTCACATATAATCAAACAGGCACATATCGCATGTTTGATCCGACTTCAAAACAATGGTTTGACATTCCCAAACAAACGGCCACGCAAACATTTTCGCCCTCACAGCAGGCGATTTTTGATCAATCGCAAGCTGCGCAATTGAATCTGGCAGGTACGGCTGCGGATCAATCTGCGTTTCTCAAGGACTATTTGGGGCAACCTGTTGATCTTAATAATGAGTCTGTTGAGTCCAAATTATTCAAACTTGGACGAGAACGGCTTGATCCTGCTTTACAGGAACGTCGACAGCGATTGGAATCCAGTTTAGCCAATCGTGGCGTAAAAATGGGATCAGATGCATTCGATCGGGCGATTGAGCTTAACAGGCAATCTGAAAACGATGCCTATAATCAACTTCTGTTAGGTGGACGCCGGCAAGCGGTTCAGGAAGCGCTTACAGAACGAAATCAGCCGATCAATGAAATCACGGCGCTTTTATCAGGGTCGCAGGTTTCTCAGCCGCAATTCATCAATTCGCAACAACCGCAGATCCCGACGGTCGATTATGCCGGGTTGGTCCAAGATAATTATAATCAGCAACTTGGAATATGGAATCAGCAAAATGCCTATCGAAATAATCTCGTAGGAGGATTATTTGGCTTAGGCGCTGCCGGAATAAGAGCCTCAGATAAGCGGGTGAAAAAAGATATTAAGAAGGCCGGTTCAATTGATGGAATGGGTCTTTATCGCTTTCATTATAAGGGCGAAGATAAATCAGCGCCAATGCATCTTGGTTTGATGGCACAAGAAGTTGAGAAGCGTAAGCCAGAAGCGGTGATCGAACATCAAGGAATCAAGATGGTCGATTATGACAGAGCGCTGGAGGCGGGCTGATGGGCTTCATATTTGGCGGTAACACCAACCTTACACCAGAACAAGTTAAGCGACAACGGGAAATCGCTCGAGCATTACTAAGAGGCGGTCGGATGCCTCGCAATGTTGGTGAGGGATTAACGGCTGTAGGAGATGCAATATCCGGGCGCATTATAGAATCAAGAGCAAACAAGGCCGAGAAATCCGGTCGAGAGGAATTCGCCAGCCTACTTGGCGATTATGTTGGTGGCACTGCGGACCGTGGCGTTCCGGAAATCCCTCCCGCCGTTGATGCCGGGTCTGCGGTGCCATCAGCCTTTAATGTTGATAAAACGCTTCCTAGAGGAATCAGGAATAACAACCCAGGGAATATTGAAGCCGGCGCATTTACCCAGAAATTGCCGGGGTTTATTGGAAGTGATGGTCGTTTTGCACAATTTGAAACGCCAGAACAGGGCGTTAATGCAATGGGGCAGTTATTGGAATCATATGGAAGGCGTGGGCATAACACACTATCAAAAATTATAAATAGATGGGCACCCTCAACGGAAAATAATACACGAGCTTATATACAATCAGTTGCATCAAATACTGGTATTGATCCAAACATGCCGTTGGATTTATCAGATCCAAACATTAAAAATGCAGTCACTCAAGCAATGATTTTGCACGAAAATGGAATGCCATTACCGTCCAGTCTGGGGGCTGGTGAATCAACAATATTGCCACGCGGTCAAGTGGATTCACTTGCAGCACCACAGCAAGTGGCACAGGCGTTAAATACCCAACAGGGTGCACAGAGAGGTCCGTCAGGCATTGATCCGCAATTAATGCGTATCCTGAATCATCGGTTTGCTGGTGATGCTACACCGGGACAGAAAATGCTTATAGATACCATGCTGAAACAGCAGATGGAAGCTGGCCAACCACCTGACCCAATGGAGCAAGCAAGATTGCGCAACTTACAGCTTCGCAATCAGCAATTAATGCGAGATCCCAATCTGCTTTCACCTGACGCACTAGAACAACAATTACAACTTAAGCCAGAAACAAATATATCCGTTGATACGACAGGAAATGCGTTCGCTAAAAAATTTGGAGCAATGAATGCGGAAGCATTTTTTGAGCGTCGCGCTGCTGCCAACGATGCTGTAGCTTCATTGTCTGCAACGCATCAAGCTAAACAATTGTTAGATAGCGGTATTATCACAGGAGCGGGTGCGGAATGGATTGTGAGTGCGGGTAAAGCGTTACAGCGAATGGGTGTTAATATGGCGGAGGATCCAATTGCTAATACAGAAGCATTTGCCGCAACGCGAGCACAAGAGGTTGGTAGGATTATTAAATTGTTCGGTGCTGGAACAGGATTGTCGGATGCTGACCGCGAATTTGCAACTAAGGCAGCGGCTGGTGAAATTACAATGAACGAACAATCGATAAGGCGTATTTTGGATATTAATGAAAAGGCATCACTTGATTTGATTACGCGATTTAATAAAGACGCAGAAGCAATTGATCCACAATTATCGCCATTTCCATTACAAATAGAGGTTCCGGAATTTGGATCTGATCCGAGAGAACAAGCCAAAGAGGAATTGCGCCGTCGAAAAACGCAGTCATTTCCAGAAGGCGCAACTGAGGAAGATATCCAGCATACCATGAAAAAGCATGGTATGACGCGCGAACAGGTTTTGGAGGCAATCAATGCCCGTTGATTTATTGGTAGGACGAAAAAAACCGCGCGATCTTTTATCCAGCAGTCAATCACCTTATGATGAAACTTATTTCGCTCAAGGTACTTCAGGCGTTAATGAAGGCATCGCTAATGTTTTAGGACTTCCTGTGGATATAGCCAATACGGCTATTGGATTGGGGATGCGCGGCGCAAATAGAGCGTTAGGAACTGAGTTACAGCCATCGCAAAAGCCTTTTTTGGGTAGCCGTTTCATAAGGGAGGGATTGGAGGATATCGGATCAATTCGTCCAGAGAGTCAAGACCCTAGAAAGCAAGTCGTTAGACGCATTGGGCAAGAGGTTGGCGCATCTGTGGTGCCTGGCGGAACAGTTATTGGGCAGGCAGCGAGACCAGTGCGAGCGGGCGCAAAATTATTGGCGTCATCAGTAGGAAGCGGGACGGGTGGTGCTATTGCAGAGCAAGTAGCTCCGGATAATGCTATAGCAGAAATGGCCGGGCAAGTTATTGGAGGCGGGTTCACGGCTGGCGGTCTTGCTGCGGCAGAGCGTAGGGCGAGAAATAAAGCGTTTCGTAGCACAATTCCTTCGATTGAGGGATTAAAGGATCAAGCGTCAAAACAATATGATGCAGCGGAAGCTTTGGGAGTCACCGCATCGTCCACAATCACAAAACAGATTGCACAGGATATCCGCAAAATTGCTACAAATGAAGGCGTCATTACACCGACAGGACGAATAGCAAAAGGCTATCCTAAAGTACGGGATGTTATCAATGCGGCTGATGATTATGCGCAAGGAACGATGACTGTTCCGCAAATGAAGGCAGCACGTAAAACATTTCAAGCGGCGGCGCAAAGTGCAGATAAGGGTGAAAGTCGAATCGGCACTATTATGTTAGAGCAATTCGATGATACAATAGCGCCCATTGCCCAGCCATTAACAGAAGCGCGAGCCTTATATCACGCTGCAATGAAGGCAGAAACATTAGATCAAGCTAAAGAATTGGCTGGATCCAGGGCTGGACAATTTAGCGGATCAGGTTTTGAAAATGCCCTGAGAACTGAATTTCGTGGCCTGGAAAGAGCGGCAATAAAAGATAAATTCCCTATGAGGGGATTTACGCCGGATGAGAGGGCGGCTGTTAGTCGAGTTGCACAAGGCACAAGAGGGTCAAACATTGCAAGAGGATTCGGGAAATTAGCTCCAACAGGTGTTGTTTCCGGCGGAGTTAATATAATGCCAGCCCTTACGGGTGTAGTGACAGGCAATCCAATGGCTGGAGCGGCTGTAAGCGGCGCAATGGCAGGAACGGGAATTGCTGGCAGGGCTATTGCCACAAGAATGGGTTTGAATAATGCCGAATTAGCCGAACTTTTAGTGAGAAATCAAGGGGCACTAACAAAAGCACCGGCAATTTCAGATGAAATGCGCCGCATTATAGCGGCTTTAACGATAGCCCAAGGAGCAAATGCAAATGCGCGATAATTCTGGTCGAAAAATCGAAATTTACAGTCCAGGCGAAAAGATATGGATAGCAATCTTTTTTGGGGCACTTGCGCTTACATTCTTTTTAAGTTGATAGGAGATAGCCAATGCCTAGAGATGGCGGAGGTGTAATGTCGTGGCCAGCCGGTACGAACCCGGCTGATGGTGAAGACATTGACGCTGCAACAGAGAATGCCTTCCTTAATGATTTGCTGGCGGATCTAAATGCAGCACGTCCGATAACGGCAGGCGGCACTGGTTCAACATCGGCATCAGGAGCGCGTACAGCACTCGGATTAGCGATTGGAACTGATGTACAGGCATTCGGTGCCGTTCTTGATGATCTGAATACGCTTGGCGCTAATTCTGCCGATAGCGAATTCTTAGTAGGCACGGGGGCTGGTGCACTTGCATGGGAAACGGGCGCAACAGCCAGAACCTCTCTTGGCTTGACGATAGGAACCGATGTTCAAGCATATGATGATGAGCTGGCTGCCTTAGCAGGCTTGACATCCGCTGCTGATAAAATGCCCCGATTTACCGGATCTGGGACTGCTGATCTTGTCGATTTTTTAGATGAAGACACGATGGCGTCAGATAGCGCGACTGCTGTTGCATCGCAACAAAGTATTAAAACATACGTTGATACAGCGATTGCCGGCGTATCTAATACGGCCTCGTCATGGGTTAATTTTAATGGAACCGGAACAGTAGCGATTCGTGATGATGCCAATGTATCGTCAATTACAGATAATGCTTTAGGCGATTACACAATAAACTTTACGACGACATTAGCAAATGCCAATTATGCAATTGTTGGATCGGGAGAAAGCGTAGGAGGGCATCCGCTTATTGTTTCGATAAATCCATCAGCGGCTCCCACTACTAGCGCATTTAGAATTAAAACGGAAAATCATGCATCAAACCATGTAGATCCGCCCATAGTTTCTGTAATAACCTTTGGAGGCTAATATGGCACCAAGAATCGTATTTGAAAATCCGGATGGCAGTGTGGGGGTTATAACACCGGGAAAAAATACAACTTTATCAATAGAAGAAATATGTGCTAAGGATGTCCCAGCAGGTGCAGCGTTTGAAATTGTTGATGAATCAGTTTTGCCTGACCGCACATTCCGTAATGCTTGGGTGAAATCGGGGCCGGGCTTAATTGGTGTAGATATAGCCAAGGCTAAGAAATTAGCTCATGATCGAAATGTAGAAAAACGGAAAGGACGATTGGCGGATTTTGATTTAGATGAAATGCCGCAACGTCAATCTGTAAAAAATGAACATTCCAATATCGCATCGGCAATTGATTCTGCGACTGATGAAACGGAACTTCTGGCAGCGATAGCAAGCTTATGAGAACATCACAACGCGGCATTGATCTGATCAAGGCGCATGAAGGCTTCCGCACCAAGGCATATTTGGATCCCGGTTCACAAGATGGCAAACCCTGGACGATCGGCTATGGCCATACGAAGGGCGTCAAAGAGGGCGATATCATTACAAAGGCGCAGGCGACGGAATTTCTGCGACAGGATGTCAAGGAAGCCGAGAGTCACGTCAATAAGAAAGTCACCGTACCGCTTAATCAAGGCCAGTTTAATGCGCTCGTTTCATTCGTTTTTAATGTTGGTCGGGGTGCGTTTTCCAGATCCACGATGTTGAGAAAGCTAAACGCCAGCGATTATGCCGGTGCTGCTAATGAGTTCAAACGCTGGAATAAGAATGATGGCCGCATAATGGAGGGTCTGATAAAACGTCGAGCCGACGAACGCGCTTGCTTTGAATCCGGGCAAGCGCCAAAATCCGCCGCAGAAATGGTTAAGCAGCTTAAACGACCTGTTAACAAAAAAAAGCCAACCGGGTGGCAAAAGTTCTGGAAATGGCTTAAGGGATAACAACAAGGAGAATATCTATGGACTTCCTATCTGGCAAAAAAACTTATATCGCCGCCATCATCATGATTTTGATGGGTGTTGCGGCATTCTTTGGAATCAATGTTCCTGGTGTAGAACAGGCGGATGCCGGCCAATTGATCATGAATGGCTTATCATTTTTCTTTGTTCGTATGGGCCTTGCGAAGGCAACGACATCATGACCCTATCGGAATTCAAAGCATGGTTTACCGGCTATACTGAAAATATGGACGGTCCGCCTTCATCGAAACAATGGAAACGCATTAAAAAAATAGTGAAGGATATTGATGGCGTGGCCATCAGCTATCCTGTTTATATCGAGCGATATGGTCCGTCACGCTATTGGTGTTGGGGAACCAATACGGGCGATTTTGTGCCAGCCGCATCTAATACCATCACTGTGAACGGAACATTATCTCAAACTGCAATGTATGCTGCCGGCAAGACCGAAGCTGAAGGTTTGCTAGAGTATAGTAGCTAATGGCCATAAGCTGGTCATCAATTCTCGCCGGGCAGTTTTTCAAGAAGCTGTTTGGTGCTATCTCGCGTTTTGTAATGTTAGCGCTGGCCTATCGCAGGGGGCGTTCAGCTGGCGTTAAGGAAACGGTTGCTAAAAAGACCGAGGCGGACCTAGAGGCAATGAAAGTCCGTCAAAAGCATGAGGACATCTTTGCGAGGCGTTCTGATGCGGAAAACAGGGATGAGGTGAATAATAAGTGGGCCAAAAAGTCATAACGGCCGTTCTGACCCTGTTTCTGGTAGCTTGCGAGACAACAAAACCAATAACCGGGGATGCGTGTGGACCATTCGGACCAATCAGACCTCTGCAAACTGATGTGGAACAAATTTCATCGCACCTGCTCAATCGAATAGGGGTGCATAACAATACGGGGGCTGAATTGTGCGGATGGCAACCATCATAGGCTGGATCGTAGTTGCTCTGACAATGCTACTTGTCGTTGTATCTGTAGCTGGAGCGCGTTCTCTAACACCAATTACAGAGACCCCATGCGGCCCGTATTCTAGGATTATCGCTGTATTAGGCGCTCAATTTGGCGAAGCGGTAAAGGCGACAGGCGTCATTGATGCTCAGCACATAATGCAAACGCTTGTCTCGAAAAACGGTTCATGGACGGTATTGATAATCCGTGTTGATGGTTGGACATGCATCCGGTCAGCAGGTAAGGATTGGCAAGATACACCTTGGAAGCCGGGGACAAAATCATGACGCGCGAAAGGGGCAGCACTTTTGGTGAGCGGCTCTTTGAGCATGCTGTAAGCGTTGTGTTGACGGCGGCACTCATTGCTATCGGGGCAATGATTTTCCGGATGGATAAAGAGATTGCTATTGTTATGGAACGTCAGGCCGGCATTGAAAAACAATTAGCGATTGTAACTGGCCATACGCAAAATAGGTATACAGATCAGGACGCCATACGCGATAGAATGCAAAACGATAAAATGCATGACAAATTTGAAGAACGATTGCGCAAATTGGAGGTGGATCACAATCGACGCCCCGGCTTCATAGAACCACGCGGCTTGATAGCCGAATAAGCTTTCCTCCCAAATAATCTGCGTAAGAAATTTGCCCGCTGGCCGAATGGCTGGCGGGCCTTTTAGTTGTCGTTCGTTTTCTCGTTATTCAAATGTTGATCCGCATAAAAAAACGTTCTGAAAGCCAATCCGTCCACGGAATCATTTTCCCATTTTTATCGAATGGTAATGCGTCTGCTTTTACACTTTTCGCGAGATGCATGAGTGCAGCATCGCCAAGCGCAAATTTCATTCGCTGTTTTATTGCATCCAGTGTCATCATATCCTCCTATCGGGCCTTTACTGGTTATCGCAGATCATCCAAACGACCGACTTGCTGACGCAATATTGCAGTCCGATTTGATAATTCATTTATGCGATCAGCTAATTCACCCATCTTGCCTTTCGGCTCTGCTTTTAAGTTAGGTTCTTTCATATCGCTATCCGGCTCAGGCCCTAAAAGGATATCAGCCGTTGCCCGTATAGACTCAGTTGATTGGATAATTTCCCGCTGAATTTCCTCCATATCATTAAGATATCGAGATATGCGGCTTTCGGTCGTTGGGTCTTGAATAAAAGTCGATCCGGATAAATCAGACATTAACCTATCTCCTTTGGGGGCCTTTTCTGGTTATACATTGGCTGTCGATATTTCGACATCGGCAATCAATTCCTCAAGGCGTTTTCGATCATCATGATCTCGCGCACACCGCTTTGAACAAAACTGCAAATCCGAACCAACGACAAGCAGCCGCTCACCACCAGGCTTTGGAAATGGTTTTCCGCAATTAGAGCAATATCTATGGCGCAAATTCATAACGGGCCTTTTCTGTTGGTCAAATTGCCACAATCCGCTCCTTAAGTTGCCGTGCAATTTCCAAGATTGAAAATAGCTGGGTTTGTCCACGGCATTGGGAAACCCAATTCTCGCATTAAAAATTGCAATGCTTTTTCAGGGCTATAAGTGTCATACCAAACGATTGCGCGGAAACGGTCTGCTTCTTCCACTGGGTAGCCTTGCTCATCCTGAACCTGTTCAATGTGCCAGCAAATTTTATCGCACACTCCAAGATCGATCAGTTCAAAGTTAGTAAGCCGATCCACTCTATATTCGCCCTCAAAATGCACAGCCATCATCCGCTCCTTAATTGTTGGCGAGTTCTAAAAGCACATCAGCGTGGCACGGCTTATCAAGCGGACACCAGCAAGCTAGATTTTTGCCGGCCAGTTCTGATCGTATAGTTCTCGCGATCGGCGTAACCGAAACGCGAAATGCCGCAACCGCTTTTTCAGCAGTGGGGAATTCAGGACCAACAGGAAATGGATTTCCCCATATCGTAGACCGATCAACCTTCACTGTGTTCGGCGGCATTCGCCAGCCTTTTGTTCGTTTTAATTGAATGCGCTTAGGCATGATACATTTTCTATCGCTTCTTAATTGGCCTTCATTCGTTCACGAATGCCTGCCGGCTCGACAATATGGCTAATGTGACCATCGCCATTAATCTCATTCAATATCTCAATCCATTGATCATTGATTTCCAATGAGATGCGAATACGACCACTATGGACATCCAAATGAACGCCTGAGATTTCAATCACGGGCTGATATTGACGTGGAAGTGTGTCCATAATCCGCTCCTGTGTCTTGCTTTGCTTTATGCAAACGACTCATTAAACTTTGTGGAACGCCTTCGCCGCGATCCCATATATCCACAATCTGGGCTGTCAACCTGTCAACGTCTGTTGATAGTGATGCACGCCATTTCCGTCCTGGACTATGTTCACATTGTGATTTGTGGCGTCGCATTGCCTCAGCCTCTCGTTCGGTGCCCTCAAAATCAAA